GGTTGTGCGTCGACGGGTTCCTGGTTATCTGAACGCCCATAGCGTTAGCGTTACCGGTCGAGTTGATCAGCGCGCGGATTACGTCGAGCAGGTTGAGGTCGACGCCACTGCCAAACTTGACCGTGTACGTTACATTAGCTCCGCGCGCAGCATTAGTGGCAATGGTTAGCAAGCTATTCCTGCGCGAGGCGATAGCGCCAGATCCTATGTTATTTGTGACGTAGTGCTTGATAGCCGTCTCTAGCGGAGTGCTGCTGACCGGATCGGTCGCTGCGGCCGTCTGCGCATTCCACGCCGCGCCTGGGCTAGGGTAGCAAATGCGGTTAGCGATCAGCCCTAGCCAATCCGCGCCGCTCAGTACTATGAACGGTCCGGCACCCATGGCTCCGACCCCTGCGGCGCCAGGCACCGCGTCCTGATAGCCTGGGTTCTCGCACTTGCCTCCAAACGTGAACAGCCCACGCCAGTTGACATTGACGAAGAAGTCCCCGGCCATCATGATGTTCCAGAGTGCGTCCGTGTATGGCACAGTTATCGTCCATGCGCCGACAGCGTTGTAATAGAGCTGAGCAGTAATATTGACGAACTGGACCGGTCCCTGGCTGATCAGGTTTTTGTCGAGTATCTCTACCCATATTTGATCGGTCGAACCAGGAGATGGTGAAACGTAGACAGCCGAAGGCTTGAGCATGCCAAATGCCTGCGAACGGTTTACCGTGTAGGCATTAACCGATAGTACAGCCATTATGCCCTATTCCACCTGTTCACCCATTGGACGCCGACCGACGTGTTAGCCGACGAGCCCGCCATCACAATGCTTACCTGATTCGTTCCGGCCATCAATGACCAGAGATTACTCAGTGAGCCTCCTAGTACGAGCTGGTCCCAAATGTTGGTCGAAGTAGTAATGTTTACCGCCATTTGCTGGCCAGGCTTCGTAATAACCTGTACGACCTGCCCGGACGGGATAGCGGTGTTCAGCGACCATTGACGGCCGGTTGTCAAATTCTGGAGCGTCGGCGTACCCGGCCCGGTGATAGTCCACACCGGCCATGCCTGGGCGCCACCGCTGTTCACGATAGTCGATGACCCTATAATCGAGGCCCCAGCAAGCGGCACAGGCAGAAGAGGCAGAATGCCTGTCGCATTGTTGACCTTGAATACAAGCGACTGCGGCGTTAGGTCCTGCCAGTACGGGTCAGGAGTCTGCATCGTGAATGAGAACACGCTGTAATCATTGATCGCGACATCTGGACTGTTCGGTCCACCTGTCGTATACACAGCTATTTGCCTGCTCGTGCCGTCGGGCCGTTGAATCTGTATGTAGCCAGGCTTAGGGGCTTCATTGCGACGGTGGAAGAACGCACGAGCTACCCGGTCGAGCAAGCTGTAGTAATCGTTCTCGTCCTGGCTCACTGGCATACCAACAAGCATGCCTATGGTTATCGTTCCCGGCTGGGGCAGGTAAAGGCTAGCGGTCGCCGTCCCGTCGAGCAGAGGTACTGTCTGGAGCGCTATATTCAGCCCCTCGATACCTGCGATACCAGTACAGACATATCCGTGCTGCATCGTCAGGTCGCTAAGGTTCCAGTCATTGCCATCAGGGTCAATGTAATCTATCTGTAGCGGAGACGGCGGTGCTGGCATACCCATTATGACCTCCTACCTGCACGGTTAAGCGCGCCCTGTTGGAACGACATGGCCTTGAACGCCGTACGCACATGCGACTCGATCGACGCGCGGGTCAGCCCGTCGAAGTGAGCATGGTACTGAGCGCCATCGCCTCCGCGCGCTCCCATCTGTCCCTCTGGCAGGACGTACTCGCGGCCGGTCTCAGCGAACGTGTAGAGCGACCCGGTATACATGCCGACGCCGCTAACCGGCTCATTGATCCAGCCACCGCCCGCGTACCCGTACGGACGCTTGTTATACGGCACATGCATCCACTTGATCGCTTCCTGACCGAGCGTCTTGCCCAAGTGCTTGAACTGAGCATCCAACGCACTCTGCTGCGACTTCAGCCCTGCGATGAAGTTAGCGCCAGTATTGTACGCACCACCCGAGACGACCGACGCTATCCCGCGAGAGGTGCCCAGCGTAGCCGACGCTAGCGCAGCCTCAGTACTCTTGACTTGCTTCAGGACGGAAGGCCCGGCGGCCTGTATAGCGTTCACGTAGGCGAGCGCCGCATCCGGCCCAAGAGCAACGAGCTGGTTGATCATCTCGGGCGCGAGCTTCATCGCGTGCATCTTATTCAGGGCGCTGATCATCTTGCGGGCGTAGACCGTACCACTAGCCGGGTCCATCGCCGCGACCGTCTTGAGCAGGGCCTGCGAACCTCCTACGCGGGATAGGTCCCTGACTGCGTAGCCGAAGTTACGCATGCTGGTCAGCTGACGAGTCAAGCCAGACAGGATAGACCGGCCGCCAGCCGCGCCTACGCCCTGTATGCCGATCGCGCCGATTCCGCCGGTCGACTGGAGGTGCGATAGCTCTTGCTGTTGGAAGGCCGTAGCATTGGCTATGTTCGTCGACAGCGTCTTCATATGCGTCTGGAGATTCTGCATCTCCTTGGTCTGGTTGATCACTATCTGTGACCGAGCCTTGGCTACACTCGGCGTGAAGTAGAGCCTGAGGTCAGCCAGGAACTTAGCCTGGTCGGTAGCGAATACACTAGCCGTAGTCTTCGGCGTGATCTTGGCTATCGCTGCCACGAGGCTAGCGCCCGCGCTCACCATCTTGTTGTAAGCCGCAATGGCCGCGGCAGACGCCCGTCGGTTTGCGGTAGCCGCCGCTATCAGCGCCCTGTTGTGAGCAGCCAGGGCCTCGGCCGCAGACACCGTACCGCTCGCGTACCCAACAAGAGAGCCGGTCGGCAAAACCATCTCGCCGCCCCTGAAGTTGACCAGCTCCGGTCCGCGCTCTCCGACCCAACCCCAGCCCGGTGCCGCCCCTCCGGTTCCGGCTGCGTATCCATGCCCGGAGCCCATGCCCATGCCTCCCCGCATGAGCGTTGGCCCATAGGTGTGGACCGCGTAGTTAATGGCGGCCGCAATATTGGCGAGCGGGTCGTAGATGTTACTGCTAGTGCCCGGCACGTGATACGCGGCGAACGTCCCGCCGATAGTCTGGAGCAGTCCGCGCGACGGGTCGCCACGCTGCGCGTTGATGTCAGTCAGGTTGATGGCATTCGGGTTGCCGCCCGACTCTGTCTGCATCTGGAAGAGGACTTGTCCCAGAAGCGAGGGCGAGAGGTGGAGCATGCCCAGTGCCTTCAACACCGTAGGCGCCCAGCGCTGTACACCCGCTCCGGCCGGTCCACCGTGGAACAGGTTGGCGAAGAAATGACCTATCTTCCCGCCCAGGCCGCCAAGGAGCTTGAGCGCGCTCGCTGGCAGCTTCTCCAGGGCGATCAGGCCCTTGCCTACAATGGCGCCAAGCGCATTCGGTATCGAGCCAAATATCTTCAGTACGACACGGCCAACGTTCGGAGCATTCGACATGAGGCCCTTGAGCAGACCCTCGATAAGATTCAGCCCGAGCCCGGCCATGACAATCGATGGAGAATTAATCCCGAAGTGGTGCTTCACCCAGTTAACGATCGGGTCTACGATGACCGACTTGACCCAGCCGCCGATATTGCTCATAGCATTCTTCATGCCATCGAGCATGCCTTGGATGATGTTATGGCCGACGTTGGTAAGCCAAGTACCGGCGTTGAGGAACCAGTTATTGATGTCCGTCTTGAGGCGGTGGAACAGGCCCATCAAGTCGGTATATCCGCGCTGCGCCCGGCCGATCGTATTGTTCCAGATGGTATCCCAGGTAGCTGATACCTCGTGCCGGAATATATCATATAGATTGGCTATGTTGTGTAGGCCACTACTGATCAGCTGTTGGATACGACGCTGTGCATTTACCGCGCGGCCTACTGTGTCAGACCACATCAAGTTCCACTGTGCTGCGACTAGATGACGGCCCATGTCGAACCAGTGAGCGATATTGTGTAGCCAGTCGTTAATCAGCACCTGGAGATGACGCTGAGCACTAACAGTGCGAGTGATCGTGTCCGACCACATCAAATTCCACTGCTGGATAACAATGTGATTGACCCACCCGAATGCCTTTTCCATCCAGGTGGCAAAGTCTGACAAGTAGGCAATAGTATTCAGAAGCATAATCCCAAACTGGAAAAAGAAGTTCAGGAAGTCAGCGAATGCCTTTGGATTCTTCGATACGGACGCAGCTATCCTCTCGATGGAGTCCGCAAATGAATCCATGATGCCCTTGAGGTCAGGCGTAAACGCTACCATCACGTCTGCAAACGCCTTAGCGACAGCCTGGATAGCCGACGTTACCTGCGGGTCCTTGAACGAGGTAATGATGGTGTCAGAGAAAACCTTGAACGGACCGGATATAGTTGCAACAGCACCCTTGAATACCGGCGTCAAGAACTTCATAGTCTTGTCGACAGTTTCAAGGATGTTCTTCATAACCGGCGCCATAGGAGCGCCAATCTCAGACAAGCTCTGCTTGGCGTCCTGAGCAAGGTTCTTGAAGGACTGGCGCACAGACTCCTGGCCGGCTGTAATCTGGTCGGCCTGCGCCTTCTGATAAGCCGTCGAAGCCTTAGACTGAGCCGCCCTAGCAGATGCCAGCGAAGCCTCAGCCGACGCTAGCTGAGCCGTCGAAGCCTTGCCCGAAGTTCGCAGCTTGTTTATGTGATCCTGCGCGCTAGCTACTGATGCTTCAGCGCTAAGGATAGCAGCGGCTGACGTACCTCCGCGTGCCGTAGTCAATCTCTCCTGCGCAGCAGCCAGCCTGTCCCCGGCGGCAGCTGTTGCCAGACCGGTAGGGCCTCCGCCCCCGAGACCTGAGAGCCTAGCCTGAGCCGCGCGGACCCTCGCGTTAGCGGCCTGAGCCGCCGCCCGAGCCTGAGCAACCTGTGCCTGGGTCGTCCCTCCGACCCCGAACGCGCCCGCGATGCCAAGGCCAGCAATAGCTCCGCCACCAAGCGCTGGTATAACCCCGGCTAGCATCTGGCCGAGGAACGGAAGGACAGCAGCCGCTACAGCGCCAGCGCCTATCAGCACTGGAGTTGGCACAGCAGCAATTGAACCTGACGTACCACCAGGGAGAGCCTTGATCAGGGCGTTGATTCCGCCAATGAAACCGGCACCGCCTGCTGCACCAACCGCACCGCCACCACCACCGGCTCCACCGCCGCCGCCTCCACCTCCGCCACCGAGGTTGACGTTGACGCCGCCACCAAGAGAATTCCTGATTACAGCCTTGGCTCTAGCTAGGGAAGCCTGATTCAGATCAACATCGACCTTGGCCTTGATTCCCTTGAGCGCGTCGTCAAGCCCTTGACGGAATGCCCTGCCGTAGGTATCGCCTAGGTCCTTACCGGCCAGCCGGGCTATCGGCTTTGCCTTCCTGGTAGCGTCGACTATGATCTTGCCTATGTCGAAGGTTTCCGCTACGCCCTTGGTTAGCTCCTTCCCCATCTCGCGGCCCATGACCCTGGCAGCCGTTGAAGCCTTGGGCGTAGCGTCCTTCACTATCTTGGGGAAGTCGAGACCGGCGATTATGCCCTTGGTCATCTCCTTTCCCATTTCCCGGCCGATGCGGTTGGATGCAGGGACCAGCTCTGCCCGCATACGGTCATTGAAGCCCCGCAGATCGGGTACGACGCCTACGGAGACACTACCGACAAAGATGTCGTCAGCCACGGCCTCTCACCCCATCCAAGAACCTCTGGGCCTCGTCTGGCTCCATTCCGCGCAGACGCGGGTCGATCTTCATGGCATCTTCGAGCGTCATGAGCCTACCGCGACGGCCGGACACGCCAGGACGGCGAATGGGCTCTGGCCTAGGTACAGACTGCTCAGAGTGGACCTGCACATAGGCCCAATTGCCCATTCGCATCTCATCCAGTATGGACGCGAGCATTGAATCAGTCGCACTCCACCTACCCTGCGTGGGGTCGGCCTGAGCGCTACTTCTAGCCAGCTCGCTTTCTGACGCGTCGTTCCGTATCGCGGTGTTCAAGGCGCTCTCCGGCGGAAGATGTCGAAGCAAGACTAGCAAGCGACGCCACGTTAGTCTGGTGTCACGCAGGAACAAGTCCCTGAAGTCCAGGCTGTAGTATCGCTGCAGGTCTACTTCTATTTCCTCCGCGTACGTGCTCGTGATCCAGAGCGCTTCTGAGATTTTCCCACTGTCATCCGGGCGTTCTGCCCACACTTCTCGAAGACGGCCTCAACCTGGTAGTTCTCCAGGTCAAGCTCCATCCACAGTTTGAGTTCGTCGGGGTCATCAATAACCCCTTGAGCCCAAACGTCCCAGTCGCCCATCCCGGCCCCGCGCATCGCGGAACTGGGCCAGGCCCCTGGGTGGAGAATGTGGATGACGTGTCCACCTACCCTGACGGTGGTCGGCTTCCCGACGCGCTCCTGTCGTAGCTGTTCGCCTTCAAGATCGAGGTCGAGATCAACTTCCTCTTCCTCGGTGTCTTCCGGCTCTGGCACATCTTGCAGTTCGGCTACCATGGCGGGCTCTCCTGGCTATCAGACGAAGTAGGAGGTCATGGACTTGCCGTAGTTCACGGCCCTCTGCGCCACGCCGGTCGCAGCACCGATGGTGCCGGGGTAGAACGTGAACGTCAGGTCGGTCGTGATGATGTCGCCCTGCTGTGCCTGCCGGTTACCGCGAGCGGTCACCTTGGCGAACGGCGCGTACAGGCGTTCCTGCTTGGCGCCGTCGATGCTGTCGAAGATCAGGCCGTACCGGTTGTCTGCCGGCGGGTCGGGGATGATGTAGACCGCCGAGTGGAGCGGCAGCGCGGAGGTCGATGTGGTCGAGTCCTTGAGCGGAGACGTGGCGGCCGGGAACACCGGCACGTCGTCGTACAGCGCCAGGACGGACGGGTTCATGCCCTCCAGGAACGTGGCCTGGGCCGTCTTGCTGCCGCCGGTCAGGATGGAGCGGACGGGCGTCAGGACCCCGGCAGCCGGGATGTCCTTGATCGTCTCATCGAGCTTGAAGATGTAGCCGGACACGTCGACCCAGCCCAGGCAGTGGTATGTCGCGGCCACGATGGTGCTCGGGTCCTCGAAGCCCAGCGGCGCTCCGACGTTCGGCAGCCCGACCCAGCACACGACGTCACCGGCCGCGTAGAGCAGGGTGTTGTCCTTGTACGGGCCGGTCGCCGGTGTGGGAAGGCCGAACAGGCTAGGGTTGTCGGTGAGAACTTGCGGGTTACGGCTGATCTTGGTCTCGTCAGGCATTACCTCTCCTATGGGTGAATTCGCACTAGGTACGATGCGTTACTGCGGACTAGATTTTGATTTACCTCCGGTACGAACTTGGGGCCGCTAATAACTGTGACGTGCTGTATAACTCCGTTCATGACTTGAGCGCTCATCAGGCCCTGCATATCGGCCTGGATATTCCGCGCGGCTTGTGATACATCTGTAGAGCTGTAACCCTTGTTAGTCTGTCCCCAGATATCAATGTCTACTACCGGATGATCCATCCAGATGTGACTACCGACCGTCCCGCTCACGCGCCTGATCCGCGCCGTCAGCTGGGGCAAGTCGCCAGCAGGCATAACAGTCACGAACCGGATGTCCGGCTCCAACGGTACGAGCGCGAACAGAAGCGCGGCCTCGACGTCAGGTAGCGGAGTGATCAGCCGGGTAATAGGCATATCAGGACCTTAGCTCTCGCGCCGCTCGGAGCAGAGTGTGATACGGCTCAAGACCGCGGTGGCCATACTCCACGTACTTGGCCTCAGGCGAGTAGTTCTCCACGATCGCCTCGACCCTGTCTCCGGTGGCCCCGCCGAACCGGTGGGACCGGACGCGGAAGCTAGCCTTGTATCGTCCGGCGTGTTCGTCGCCCAGAGGACTGCCGATCGGCGCCATCACGATTGCGCGCTCCATGATCTGCCGCGCCGTATGTTCGACGACACGCATCAGCATCTCGGAGTTCAGGAACTCACGCATGCCGACTTCATTTCGCGTGTAGTCGCTCACGGCGATGCTCCCTTCACAATCTGGCCGCTAACGCGGATCGGGGATGTATGCCCGGAGAACGGGGACATCCATTTGTCCGGTTCGCCTATTACTTCGTACTCAACGCCGTCGATAATCATAGCATCGAGATAGCCGACATCCGTTCCGTAGGGCACGAACACGAGGATGTTCGTTGATACTTGGTCTGTGAAGTTCACTGCCTCCCGGCTAGTAGTTTGCTGGACTGAACAGGGTCCGACCTTCACCTCGGTGAATGAGTAGGTATCGTTGTTGTATTCATCTTTGCCTGCTGCTACGCGATGACGTAGAGTCACCGTCTGACCATGTGGTAGCGCTGGAAACATCAACTACGCCTAACTGCTATTGATCCCACCTTGAATCTGTAGTCCCCTAGTATCTCGTCCATACCGAAGTCACGGAGTGCTGCATATAGGCCAGCCATTGCTCCGCCCCCTGTACCACCCCCGCTATAGCTGCGACGCATGCTATAGCTATACGCACCAATTGACTCGCTCTGTAGGGTAGCCGACATCGTTGGAGTCGACAACTCCGATATGATGGCAGAGCACAAAAGGCCCTTAATGTCCGCCGGTACATTGCGGTATCCGTGTTCATACGTCGTGTCGTACGAGTGACTGTACCACGCCGCATTGTACCAGAACGTAGGTAGATTGATTATGCCGGAATAACGTGGCTCCGGTATTGTTACGGTATCCACGCCGTCGAAGATGAACCAGGTTATCGGGATGTCTGGTATGGAATGAACACCCGACCGAGCTACGACCGAGATGATGTTGTATATCGGCCGTCCAGGTAGAACGATGAGGCCATCGGACGCAGCCATGGTAATGGTGTCTGTGTCCTCATAGATGAACGTGTTCCGCGCCCGCCTACGGATGATAGCGCTACCATCCTTGAGCATGGCGTCGACACGCGCCGCCTCAATCTGGTTCAGGTTCCTGCCCAGCCTGGCTATGATGTCATCTGGATCAGCCAGGCTGGGTAGTGAACCATCGGTCGGGTAGATCACCGACTACTCCTTGCTGCCGCGCTCCCGGGTCTGAGCCTGACGAGCTGGCCGACGCTCCTGGCGTCGATGGGCCGCTGTCTGCAGGCCCTCGCGCGCCTCGCCTTCGGCCTGCTCCGCGTACGCGCGCTGAGCGGCCATGGCTTCCGTCTCCTGCTCATTCTCCAGGTCGACCTCGGCCTGCGCACCCTCGACCATGAAGCTGCCGGTGTACGGATACGGCGGTGCCTGGATGACGTTGAGCGCTGCGGCGGCTGGCGGAGTCGCGCCGACAGGAAGGATCGCGCCGAACGGCCACCGGTTGTTGGGCGGGGGAGTACCGGTCATCGGAGCGGCGGGCTGCATGATCGTGACCGGGTTGACCGTCGCGTACGCGAGCCGCATCGTCATCCGCATCGCCACGGAGTCCTGCTGCATGAGGTTCAGAATGACCTTGCCGGAGTCGTCCGAGATGACGCCCTCGGTGAACATCTTGAAGCTGATGTCGCGCCGGATGCCGATCAGCGCCTTGGTGAAGTCCCCGGCGAGCATGACCGCTCCGGCAAGGCCGGACTGCCACGAGCCGTTGTTGATCTCGTTCATGCCGTAGCCGTACAGGACACCGCCCGGCCGACCGGTCATGTCCGGCTGGTAGATCGGGACGCCCTGCGCGGAACGCAGTCCAGCGAGGTTCCAGCTGGTGCCCGGCATGGCGGCGAAGCCGTTGACGGTGTAGCCGGTCTGGGCCATCATCGCGCCGAGCTTGGTCACGTCCTGGCCGAGGTCGACGCCAGTTCCCTGTACGACGAAGTGCTGGGACTTGCCCGCGCCGGGGAAGACAGCCTCACCCCAGGTGGTCGGCTTGTTGATGCCCCAGAGGACGGCGAGGTCGATCAGCTGGCCAACGGCCTCAGTGATACGCGGCTGGACCTGGCCCCAGAGCGGCACGTCCGCGTCGTCCAGGTATGCCTCGGGGATGGGCACGATGCAGGCGATTTCCTCGACCACCAGCACGACGTTCTTCCACTGCTGCAGGGTCGTCTGCTTCATACCGGTGTCGCCGCCAACCCAGTAGGCGACGGGCAGAACGTCGAGGACTGGCATGCGCTGGGTCTTGGATGAAAGGGGAGTACTGGCCATCAGGCTCAGCGCCGCGCTCGCCTTGGGGGCTTCCTGAATGATGGCTGTCGCCAGCGGCTCAGGAACAAGCGGGTCCGAGCCCGACGTGGTACGCCCGACATGGGTGTTGTACGTGGGCATGGGTGCTCTTTCCGCGCGGACGCGGCGTTACTGCTTGGCGCTCGCGCTAAATGTCGTCTCCGTGGACGAGCTGCCGGAACAACTGTTCAGGACCCGTAAGGTTGACGCCAGTTGACGGTGCCGACCCGCTCCGCATACTTCCGACCACTGGCTGTGTCCGCACAGTAGGGCGACCATTGCCGGTAGCTGGCTGCTTAGAGCGCGTCTCAGTACGCTTGGCGATTTCCTCTTCGATGAGCCTGTTCAGCGTTGCTGCCCGATCGCCAATCTCCTCGGCGGTTCCATCGCCAAGGTACTCAATCAGGTCGGGTGACAGGTCATTCGCGGCGGCAGCGAGCATCCGATTCTGCTGGGTTGACAAGGCATCTCGCTCTTGTTCAGCAGCTGCGCGGGCGTCTCTCTCCCTCTGTAGCTCGGTCTTGTTGGCATCCTGCTGCTCGCGCCAGTTCTTGGCATCGGCAGCATTTTCCCGGGCGGTCTTCTCATGCCGCTGGGCCAGTTTCATCCAACGGTTTGACTCCTTCTTCAGCTCATCAGGGTCATTCGCCTGCATGACCTCGTGAAGCTGCTCTTCGGCCGCCTGATCTTCAGGATGGCCTTCAGACGTGGAGTCAGCACCGCCGGTGGTCTCGACCACTCCGGTGTCGCCAGTCATTCCCTCTACTGCAGATTCGCTCATTCCCATTCCTTGCTCGCGTAGATTATAGCTGAGCCGGGCCGATAAGTCTAGCCCAGGCGCGGACGCTCTATATACGGGACAGCGTTGCTCACTGCTCCGAGGGTGCATGACCTGGCCTGAACCCGGTCGCACGCTGATGTAGATTTGAGCACAGACCCTTGACTTCATCAGGGTTTACATACTTGCCCAGAAGCGCCTCACACCTGTAGAAGTCGTCTTTCGTACCCCAGCCAATCTTGGCCCCTCCTGGTCCCTCTGTCCAGTACTTCATGAGCCGTTCTGTGTTATCTACATCCTGAGGTGATACCTCGCGACCGGCTACCATGACTATACCGCCTCGATTAGCAGAGGACCCTGATTAGCAGTCCTAACGTTGTTGAACGGATCAAAGACCCTGACCTTCCACCACCATGCGCCAGTCGTCTGAGTGTCCGCAGACGGAATGTCAAATCGCGATAGCGTAGCCCCAATGTTGTCGGGGTCAGCTATAACATCGCTATCGTACTTGATCACGGTCGGGTCCGTATCATCTATCGTCTTGTCATCCTTGACGTAGAACGTCGCCGTCATACCTGTGCCGTCTGATATCTCTGCAAACCGCGCCGTTACGATGATGTCGTCACCCTGCTTGAAGAATAGAGCTACCATGTCCATTATGTCACCTCTGCATCTATTTCGTTAGTTTCGATAGTAGCGACGGCTGTATCGGACTCAACCGACGCAACGAGGCTCTCTGCTACAACCGAGGACGAGAGCACATTCACGCTTAGCTCCGCGTCAAGCTCGTTACTTACCCAAACGACCGCCGTGACATCGTCTGGTAGCGAGCCCGCCACAAACGGCAAGCCTACCCAGGCATCGGCCTGGCTCTTTGATATCGCCAGCCCTGTCAGTACTCCAAGCCCGGCCAGGTAACCATCAGCCTGGCTAGCCGTCTCCGCGCTACCGGCCACAGCCATCAGGAGGACGACCCCGCCCAAGCCTACCGATACCGCGCGAGAGGTCCCTGAGAGCGCTCCCTGGGCCGAGATACTACCCTGAGCCGAGGACGCGCTAAGCGCCGTCCCGGAAAGCACCATAACCGATACGACCGCTCCGCTTGCGGTCGACACGGTAGCTGCGAAGCCTGATATACCAGTCGGTGGCCTGACAATTATGGTCAGGGATCCAGAAGCCTGGCTAGCCGTAGCGCTGCTACCGGAGAGTGCAACCTCGAGCCCCAACCAACCGGTAGCACTCGATTGCGTAGAGGACGAACCCGACATGGGCCCGCCAGCTGTCCAGCCATCAGCCTTGCTCGACGTGATCGAAGTACCGGCGACCACCTCGGCCAGCGTAATGGAGCCCGCAGCAACACTGACCGAGGTGGCCATACCAGTGACAGCCCCGACCAGACTAATGGAGCCCGTTGCACCGCTGGTCGAGACCGCACTGCCGGATAGCGCGCCCAAACAACTCAGAACGCCAGTCGCTGCCGACGCACTGATAGACGTGCCAGCCAGAGCCGCGAAGAGGGACACGGTTCCATTCGCGACACTTTGCGTAAGGGCCACGCCATTCACATCATAAGTGACGGCCCCTACATGTATAACCACCGCGCCAGACGCAGAACTGATTGCGGTCGATGAACCCGCAACGGGCGACAGTTTGCCGAGCGAGCCCGACGCGGTGGAGGCTGTGGAGGATGACCCCGCGCAGGCAAGGGTCATCGTAATGGCACCTGATGCTGATGATGAGGTCGAAGCCGATCCCACCAATATGATTGCACCAAATACACCGGATGCATGGGATGCAGTAGCGGACGCCCCGGATATGGCCAATATAGCGACCACCGCGCCAGACGCAGCGCTAACAGTGGTGGCGGTCCCACTTGTTGAAGATAGCGTGCCGAAGGAGCCTGACGCGGTGGTCGCGGTCGAGGACGTACCCGATACGGAACCGATCAAAACTACGGAACCGCTAGCCTGGGACGCGGTGGCGGATTGTCCAGCCATCGGAGAGAACCGAGACACAGACCCGGAGGCTGCACTCATTGTGGCGGACGAACCCGCCACCGCGCCGATCAACACTACTGAGCCCGCTGCGGATGACGCAGTAGACGATGAGCCAGATACGATAGCGGCCAGGAATGAACCAGAGGCCGAAGATGCTGACTGGGCAAGGCCAGACGCAAGAAGTGTCGCTGAAATATTGCCGGTGGCAGACGAAGATGATGCCGCTGACCCCGCGCAGGCAAGTATCTGGACTATAGACCCAGAAGCGGAGGACGCCGAGGACGCAGACCCGGCAATGCCGCCCTGCCGCGTGATCGATCCAGAAGCCGATGAGGCAGAAGACGCGGCACCAGATATAACAGCTATTGTTACAACCGTGCCAGACGCTGATGAAACAGTCGAGGACGAACCGGTTATCACGCCCAGAAGGCCAAGAGTACCATTGGCGTGAGATGCGTTCGGTGATGTACCGGACACCGCCATGATAGCGCCGACCGTGCCCGACGCGGACGATGAGGAAGCGCTCATGCCCGAGATAACAGAGCTGAGCCCAAGCGAACCTGTCGCAGATGATATCGTTGATGAGAGGCCGTCAAGCTCCTGTCCGGGCAGCCACACAGGCAGCAACGGCAGGACGCCCCAGGACGCCGGGAACGGGACAATATTGTCATCAGGTATAACGCCATAGTATATGACCGGTGGGTCGGGTACAGCAAGAATTGTGCTCTGTTGCGGACTTGCCTCGGTGAACGGACGTGTGCCAAAGCCCGGTACAGTGTTGCCCCATGGTACACCGCCCGTGTTACGTGTATGGTCCTCGGCCATCAGCCATCACTCATCGTAGCTGAAGTAACCGCCAAACACTGTAGTCGATGCACCAATATTCCAGATTACAATCTCAGCTGGCCCGGTAGGGACGACGAGCCCGCGA